TCAGTTATCATCTTTTTCCTCCGCTATGCGCTGCTCATGCAGGAATTTATCCGCCTCTATCGCCGCAGAGGTGAAGCTGTTATTCTTCCAATAGCTCGCAAAGCCGACGGCGGCGGTAAAAATCAGGCTTATCGCCGTATAAAGCTCGCCGTATTCTATATTGAGCGGCGTTTTTCCGAACGCGGCAAGCGCCATGTTGACTATCGACACCAGAGAGAGAATGCCCCTGACCCAGGTGCCTACCGACACTCTCTTTGCATATTCAAAAAGCTTTTTCATGAAAATCCCCCTTATTTTCTGCGCGCAAGGTCGTCTATACGCTTATGCGCGGATTTTATCGAATCCTCCGCAGTCGCCATGCGCTCAACTAAGTTATTATGTTTGTCCACCCGCTTTTCAAGCTGCGCTATGCGGTAATTTGTCAGTCTGTTTGAGGCGAGTATTCCGCCGAGCGAACCTAAGAGCGTGCCCGCCGCCGAGAGCAGGGCAACAGTTATTTCCGAGTTCATCTCACACCTCCTCGAGGCTGCCGACCGCGACCCAGCTCGAAATATCGCCGAGCAGGGCTTCGAGCGTGCCGCGGTTTTGCCGGATTTTTGTGACAGTGTGTTTTTTCGGAGAGAGCTGTGCCTCGGGCACTTTTCTTCCGCGCGCCGAGGTGCAGCCGCCGTAGACTGCGCCGGGCTTTATCGAAACCACGCTGCCGACAGAGACGGACGGTCTTTCTGCGAGCCTTAAATCGGAAATCAAAACCCATGAATTAATCTCTTTGAGTAATGCGCGCTTTGAGTCGAGCCTTGCGACGGTATGAGTCCTTAATTTCACCCACGAGGGAATGCGCTGACCCGTGGCATAGTATTTTCCGATTATCTTCACACGGTCGCCCGCTCGGATATCGCAGACGGGCTTAGCTTTCTGCGGCGCGGTCTTTTTTAGTCCGTAAAATGCGGCTATCGACTCGGCTATCGCTTTCCCGCACAGTCTCTGCCCCGCCTCGGTCTCGACATTTTTCCTGTCCGAAGAGCTGTCTATGAACACGGTCTCGATAAGCAAACTGCGGCACTTTACCGAGCGGACAAAGCCGAAATAATCATTGCCCGCTGAATTGAGCTTTATTTTAGCTCCCCTGTCGCGCAGCGAAAATGTCTTTGCAATACCCGCGCTTATCCCCGCGGCGAGCCTTTTGCCTCTTGAGTCCGAGTGCTTATAATAGACCTCGCTCCCCGTTCCGCCGCCCGCATTGAGATGGATCTCGGCGGCGAGATCGAAGTCTCCGCGGTTGACGAAGGCTATTCTGTCCGTGAGATACATATCGGCATCGTAATTTATGAGCGACACATCGCAGCCGTAGCTTTTAAGCGCTTCGGCTATGTAAAAGCCTATTCTTCGCGCTATGCGAAATTCGTGGAAGCCCCCGCCGGTGGCACCGCTGTCATAGCCCCCTCGCGCCGATTTTCCGTGCCCTATCGAAATACAGATTTTCACATTATACCTCCCCGTCAACCGTCATACTTCGCCAAAATGTGTTCAAGCTCCGCGCCGTATTTTTTACGCTGTCCCTTTGGGATGTGCGCGGCTACCGCAAGCAAGTCCGCTTTGACCTCGGCGGCTTCGATTATCTTAGCCGTCGATTTTTCGACGATACTGTTGACCTCACTCACTTTCATCTGCCACACCCCCGATTTGTTTTAGTGCCGCTTCCAGCTGCTCCGCCGTTGCGGTATCGTCCTCCTGCGGCTGCTCCGTCCACACCTGCGTTATTTCTGTTTCCGTCTCCGTCCATGAGCCGACATAGCTCTTCCCGTCGGACGGGCAGTCGGTTAAAATTATCGGCTTATAGCCGTTGGCGAGGTATATTGACGGGTCGTTTGTAAACACATCGCCGTCCGCCGTTTTTATCGGTCGCGGTGCTCCTCTGAGCTCGCCGTCTATAAGTTTTCCGTATATCATTTAATCACCCCCATGTGAAAGAGCCTGTACCCTGATTGTATAAAGTCCGCCGTCTTACTAAATCGTACATACAAGGCACGCCGCCAGCATCGAGGCACGGGCGCATATCGCAAACAAGCTCGCCGTTTTCATAGAATCGGCAATAATAAATCTGTGATTTGCTCATATTGGTTGCACCCGTCGGAGTGTGTCGGGCAAAGAGATATATTGTCCGCTCGGGTCCGACATATCCTGCGTCCTCAATAGCTTGTGTTCTTTCTTTACCCGCGCTGTCTGTCACTTTGAATAATTTCCCGATATTGCGCAAAGTTATCGGTTTTTGCATACCGTTTACATTGATATTGTTAGCACTGCCCCGTCCAATCCATAGAAGTATACCGGCAAGTACGATTGCAAATTTATATTTTGCGTCATTCGAATCCATCGCCCCTAAATCTGTTCCATCGTCCGTATTAGGAGCGTCAAATTTAACCTCAACATCGCTGCTTGCGCCGTACCTGTAGCCCGTGTCTATCCACTGTGTACCCGAGGACTGCAAATAATCGACTGCGGTATAGCTGCTCGGCAGTCCGCTCTGCGTCTCCGCCTCTTGCCATATAAATCTGCGCCTGTTCATGTGCCCTCACCGACCTTCTGAGCCGCCAGAACCTTGTCCTTGAAGCTGAGCTCCCACGTCTCGCCGTTTTTGAAATCGGGCGCTGTGCCGATATATTTTGTCTCGGCAGGCAGAGTGACGGTGATATTGCCGCTCTCGGCAAAGGTCAGGCGCATCCAAGACTCGAAGGCACCTTCCGGATAGCTTAGATTCAAGGTCGTGACATCGGTGAGGCGGTACTCGGTGTTGTCGGCGAGGGTTATGTTTGAGCCTTCAGAGATCTTTTGAGGGGTTATAAGGTTGCCATTATACGTAAGAACCCCATTAGAATCAGAAAGACCATCAAGTACAGACTTATTACTATGCTCGTGGGCTTTTTGTATAAGCCAATCTAAAGCGCTGGATACTTTATTAATATTAGACGGGAAAGTTTCAAGAGTTGATGAAAAACCTACAACAGAAGCATCCATGTTTATAAAATTAACTGTCCAACTATCTTGCTTATCGGCATCTATAATAAATCCCGTATTGCCGTCAAACAATATAAACTCATAACTATCTTCAAACCGTATAGTTAATGGAAGCAAATATTGATCAGTTCCGTCTGTCGAAACTACCAAAACTTGCTTGCCCGCTTTGTAAGCCTCATCTATTTGCGCGTAGGTCTTGTCATGGGAAGTAACTGTATATTCTGCTCCTGATTGAATTTGCACATTAACCACAAGAAACTCGGTTCCCATTGAGCCTCCACCGCCTATAACCTTGCCGTCGTACAGCAGCGTGCCGGTATCATCGGCGGTCAACAGGTCAATGACCGACTTATTATCATGAGTATGCCGCGCGGCAGTGTTAAGCGCGATTTCGGCGGCAAGGCTGTGGCTCAACCGCTCTGTGCCGTCCGGGATTGACACCTTTGCAGAGCCTGTTATCATAGGCGCATAGCCGACTATCTCGCCGTCCGCAAAGGCGACAAGCTGCGCTGCCATGTTGCCGGGCTCAGGTACAATATCGCTCGTGATTTTGACAGTAACATGGCCGTCCGTAGGAGTCAACAGCTCGGTTTGCAGATACTCGCCGACGGTCGACTCGAAATAAACGCGATAGCTGTCCGCACCCTCGAGTTCGACGGGAACGGGGAGAGAAAGCTCCGTGAAGTTGTTCTCAGCCCGATATCCAACGTCATACCCGCGCGGGCGGGCATAATCAACCGTTATCGTTCTTGTTTGCATCTTTTTCCGCCTCCTCGTTCTCGCCCTCCACGGGCGTTTTTTCGAGCTCTGAGAGCATATCGGACAACAGTTCGATTTTGCCGCAAATTTTAGCGAGCTCAACCTTGTTGACTTCGAGCTGCTGCATTATTTGAGAATTGTTCTGCTGTAGAGCTTCGCCCTGCGCTCTAAGCTCCGCGAGCTTTTGATTGATTTCTGATTTTTTCATATTGTCGCCACCTATTAATCAAGTGTTTTTTACGTGAGCAGTTTCGCTTCGTTGGTACCGAACTGCGCATAAAGACCGTTCTTGTTCACGAACAAGAACGCAATCTTATCATCGCTGGTTTGTAATCTCAACGTTACTTCACCTGCTCTCGGCTGATAAAGGTCAAGTCTTGCTGTTACTTCGCCGTCTCTATTTCGCACCTCTATCGCTCCCGATGGAGTGTCCGCTTTTGGAATGCCCAAGCCGAAGTCCACCCGACACACATCAAAAGCATCATCGTCCGATAACCTGCGATAGTGTTGCAACCCTGCAAACGTGTTGGTTTCAAAACTATTTGATACAAACGTTCCACTTGCCTCCGTTTTGCCCTTCGTTACAACAAAATACTTGTTCGACGAGCCGAATTTGTCTTCTGCACCACGAACGCGAAAGCCCTTATCCTCTTTGCACACAACGTCTGTGTAAGCATCACCGCTGTCAATTCGCACACCTTTTGTGCTGTCAATGCAAACGTCATAAGTTAAGTTTGAAAAGGGGAAAGTCTGACTATCAACAAACCCAATGAAACCCGATTTTGTTTCGCCAAGTTCTCTTTCTAATCCGAGTACAGGTAGAGGGCTTATTCCTAACGATACGTACCTGCTTGTATTGATTATTTTAAGGTTGTATTTTGAGCCTTTAACACAAAAGACACCTGTAAGGTCTGCGTCGGACGCAATAATCTTTCCCGTGTCCAAGTTAAAGGAAAACTTCCCGGTCGGCGACGAGAGGATGTCCGTTGTGATATAACTTGCGGATATCTTGTTTGCGGCAATGCTTCGGATAACCGCGTCACCGTCTTTTGATACACCGTACTCCCAGTTCGGTGATCCGTTGTTCCAGCCGTTATTAGTCCAGGCATAACCGCCGGCGTTGCGGCAGTAGATGGTGTTGCTCCCCTCAAGCGTAGGCTTGTCGTGGTAATAAGTAATTACCGCGCCGCTGCTGTCTGCTTTCCGCGTGACATATAAGCCCATACTATTCGCGATGGTCTCGTTCAGCGCGAGTGTCGCCTGTTCGTAGTCGTTGATTTGCGCCGCCTGCTGTGCGCGGGTCTGCTCGAGTACTGCCTGCTGCTTCGGTGTAAACGCGCCCATTGTGGCATATCCCGACTGCGTTGCCGTTTCGCCCTTGCCCTCGAGCTTCGTGCAGCGGTTCTGTGACTGCCACTTGACATTTGTCAACACGACTTTCTTCGTTCCCTGAGCCGTCTCAAAGTTCATCACATCGAGCGGTCTGAGGTGCGGGAAAGAGTGTGTAGTGCAGGACATAGGCGTGTATGTAAGACTGCATCGCGCGGTTTTGAGTTCCGTCACCAGTGTGCTGAGATTCATATCGCTCTGGGCAAGGAGATTGCCCTCGATATTAAAGGCATAGTCCTTTGTGCCCGCGAGGTACTCTGTCTTGTTCTCGTCGTTTCCGACGATGCGCACACCGGAAAACACGATATTATTTTCGGCAAAGTCGGTGTTGCCGGAAGTAAAACGATCTGAAGCTTTTATAACCGTGTGCTTGGCGTTTGTCGCATACCACCCGCCTGTCAGCTTGCCGTCATAGTCGATATACAAGCTCACGCCCATAAGCTCCGCAGCCCAGACAAGCACCTGACGATAGGTCAGATTGTCCGCCTTCGGGCGTTTAGGTATCGACACACCCCGATGCAGCGTGTTCGTTGGGAGCTTCTGCGACACCCCGCACTTTGTGCAGGCATCGGCGACTATCTGATACAGTGTTGCAGGATAGGCAAGCTCAGTATCATAGGCTCGGTTAAACTTCGCCATGCGGTCATAAGCCGTTATTTTGATGCTCCGGAGCTTGCGCGGAGGGCTGTCCACCGTGTAATAGCCGATAGGCACGGTCTCTGTTGTCGAGCCTGTGGAAAAGCTCGTAGTGACATACAGCTGTGCGCCCTCGAACACCTTATCGTCAAACGCGCCGTCGGTATTCTCAAGAGTAAAACTCAGCTCTGACATACACGCTGAGCCCAAATCAAGCTTGCTGCCCGTGACACTTGACCAGTCCACCGTTACCGCGCCGATAATGTCCTTGTCGGTGATATTAAATGCCGTGCCCTTGGTAGGCGCACAGAGGATATTGACGGACTGCACCACATCCTCTCGCAGAGCCGCAAGCCCGGCGGTAGTTATTGGATACATAGCATCACCCCTTTCGCGCCACGATTTTAAAGGTCACATTGTCAACAACATTCAGACTGCTGTTGTACAGCGGCGCACTTCTGTTGCCGACATAAAACTCTTTCGTTACATATCCGCCCTCGAGCATATTTAAGTACTTGACCGTTATATACTCCGGGTTGAACATTTTCAGAATCTTGCTCGCGTTCGCTATGGACAGCCCGGAAAATTTAAGCGTTACCGCGTCGGTCTGTCCTATGCGTTTTTTGTGCATAACGACATCTTCGGTACGCCCTGCGTCGCTGGCAGAAGCGTCCTCAAGCTCCCATTTATATCCGTCCTCCGTGTCCGGATATACCGGCATAGTTACGCCGTCCACGGTAGCTATCGGATTGTCGCCGGGATTAAAAGCGGTTGCCAC